TAACAATGTCATCAGCTACCGTAGTAACCTTAGCAATGTTTGTAGCAACTGTAGTGATGTCAGCATCGTTACCTGCAACGGTATTAATGTTAGTTGTGTTACCAGCGACTGTAGTTACGTTAGCTGATATACCTGCCACTGTTGTAGTGTTAGCCGATATGCCTGCTACTGTTGTAACATTAGCACTGATACCAGCTAAGGTATTCATATTAGTTACATTACCAGCAGTACCTAGTACGTTCATATCTAAGACTACATCAGCAGTTCCTAGGGTATTCATATCGGTAACTACGTCAGCCGTAGCTAGGACATTCATATCAGTTACGACATCTGCAGTACCTAAGATAGCCATATCAGCTACAGCATCTACTGTGCCTAATCTACCTATCTCTGTAGCCTTAGCTGAGACAGTATCAATATTAGTTTGGTCAGCTGTAGTAGGTGTAGTTCTTAGCCAAGCAGTAGTAGCTAGGTCATAAATCTTAGTAATGTTTAGAGTAGTGTCAAAGAACATTGCTCCATCAATAAGAGCATTACTATCATTATCTGTTGTAGGGTCAGTTGCTTTAGCACCTAAGTATCTATCATCAAATGTATCTAATGCTAGTTCACTTGCTGTTTGAGCTGCTTGGGCTGCTACTTTAGCTGCCTCTGTATCTGAAATTAAAGCGTCTAAGTCGTAACTGTCTGCTAAAACTGAAGATGTTGCTATTCCGTGTCCTCTATCAATACTCATAATTAACCTTTTCCTAATCTATGGTTTTCTCTCTGCTTCCATCTCACCGCATCTGAGGCGAAAGAACTATAATCTTCACTATAATGAAAGGTGGTACAGAAAGTAGTTTTAAAGTAAGAAGGTTCTCCACATTCTGAGCAGACTTGTGGTTCTTCACGTTTACTGAATGATACTATATTATCTTCAGCGTGGTCATTTTTACATTTGTAAGCAAATAGCGGCATAACTAATCCTAATTAATTCAGAATAACCCTCTCATCTAGACAAGGGTTACGCTTAACTAACTAACGATTAAGCAGGTACTACGAAAGGAATACCAGCATCGTCACGAAGCTCGCCTACACCGTAGATAGTATCAGCAGTAAACAAATCACCTAAGTATTCTTGTTTGTACTGAGTCTGTGTACGTACGCCTACTTGCTCTGCTAGTACTATTGCATCTTTATGAAGCATAATACCAACACGGCTAGTAGAAACAGTAGGACAGTTTGATGATACGAATACTTCCATACCATAGATGTTACCAATCTTACCAGTCTTAATTGCATCACCTGAGCCAATGAAAGCTTGCTCAGTGAAACGCTCAAGACCTAGTAAAGTTGAAGCAGCTACTGGAGGTAATACTAATGCACGACCGTCCATAGGAACATCGTTGTTATCCAAAGTAAGAATCATCTTACGGATACCAGCATCAGTAATAGCAGCCGCAGTTACAGCAGTACCAGTACTACCAGAAACAGCTGTACCACCGTTAAGGGCTTGAGCAGCAGTGAATAAATCGTCATCTACCTGAGTAGCTAGTGCATAACCAGCATCTTCAGTGTAGAACTTACGCATAGAAGCTAAAGCTTGAACATCAGCGATGTCTTCGATTAGTTTCGTGTATTCGTAGTGCTTGTTGATTGAAATGTCTACTACTGAGTTAGTCGCAGCAGATAGAGTTACCATAGTGTTAGCTGCTTTAGCAGAAGCTGCACCACGAGTAGGCTTAGGAATGTGAATAGTATCACCTTTCTTACCTTTGTGAGACAGCTTAGTTACTAAATTAGCTAATACTAAGTTTGATTTATATGCACCAACAACTTCATCCGACCAAAGTTCTGGGATGAAATTATTAGCTACACTCGTTGTTACATGATTTGAGCCGAAAGCCATTTTATTTCTCCGTTATTGAGTTTTATTTAACCCTGCCCTCTGCGTATGCTTGCATAATCTCGTCACCGAGTGCCTCATACTTAGATGGGTCAGTTCTTTGTAGTGTGATTAAATCACTTCTACGATACATCTTTTTACCACCTACAGAATCTCCTGAAGAGCGAGTCTCTGAACTGGTTTGTCGCATAGCCTTCTGTCTTTTGACTTTCTCTGCTTTATTTACTTCTTGTGTCTTGCCAATCATTGAGAGTTGTTTCCAAGTCCCTAGCAATTCGTTTGCAGAGTTAAAATCATAGTCACTATCAGCCCTGCGGAACAGTTCGGTACGAATACCACTCTCTCCTACCCACTTTTGAAAGCCTGTATTAGCAACAACATCCATAAAATCAGGATGTGCTGCCTCTAACTGTGTAAAGTTAGCCTGTTGAGCTGTCTTTACGTTACCTTCTCTAGCTTTGACAATCTCTGGATGGTTCTCTATCGCTGAATTAACTGCCTTAGCAGGGTCATCGTAGAATGTATCCTCGAAATTGACAGGTTCTTCTGTCGGTATAGCAGGTTGACGTGCTTGTGATTGCGCTGTCAGTTGTTCGATTAGCTGTCGCTGCTCTCCTACTGTCTGCCCCTGTGAACCTAGTACCTTCTCGGCATTTTGGTGCATATTAATCACGTCCTCTAATGTCTTCCCAGCATACTTCTCTGGTGCTTCATAAGTTATCTCCGCTGGAACTTCTTGCTCGACTTCTTGTGAAACCTCTGGAGTTTCTGTTACCTGTTCTACACTCTCTGGTGCGTTATCTACTACTATACTCATTTCTTTAGTCTCCGCCCCGAAGGGTTATGAAGTTATTTTATGATGGGTCTAGGTTTCTAGGTTATCCACCGCTAGTTTAGTTGCACTTTCTAAGCTAAGTACTAATCCTAGTTGTTGCAACTGACCCTTAGCGTGCCAAAGGTCTTTTTCCGTGGTCATAGTGTCAACGTCTCGTACACTAATCTCCATGTTCTTTAATTCTTCAATGAGGTCTAACCAACCCTCAGTCTCAAATAAGTCTAATCTATCTTTTAAGAATTGCTCGTCTGTCTTCATTGATAAGAGTTACTAATGTTTACTTTAGCAGCGGTAGCATGAGCATTTGCCATGTTTAATGCTGTCTCAGACCTTAAGTGGTCTACCTCTGGTACGTTTCTAGCAGTCTCAGAGTTCTTATTGTATATGTCAGCCTTAGTTTTCTCGATACCCATCAGCTTCTCTTGAAGTTTAAGAGCTTTCTCTTGGTACTTAAGCTCATCTGGTGCTAATTCTTGTGCTTCAGCATACCACTTAGCAGCTTTAGCTCTTTCTTCTTCAGCCATAGCTTGAGTCTTCTGAATATCTGCCTGTGCTTGCTGCATCTGCAACTGCATGTGTTGCTGTTGCATCTGTTGCTGCTCAGGATTAGGCTGATTACCTTGTGTAAGTTGCTGAACAATCTGGTCACGGTTGTGAATAGACGAGTTCTGCATCATTGATAACAGTATTACGTTAAATGCAGGGGAATCTTTAGGGATAGCTTGTAACATCTGGACCATCTGAGCCATCTCTAGCTCTTTAGCCATAATACCCATAGTAGAATATGGAACAAACTTGTAATCAGCTACTGGATAACGCTCAACGTCAAACTGTATCTTTCTCCACATTGATTTATTAATCATTGGGATAAGGAAAGTGTTCTGGAAGTTCATCAAAGTACGCTTCTGTCTCTTAATAGAGGCAGATTGCGCCATTGACATACCTGAAGAGGTAGCTCTATCAGCAGAACCAACATCAGCAGAGCCAGTTCCCATCTGTATCATGTTTTGAAGTGAGGCGACCTGGGTAAACGTAGATTGGTCTGTGGTTCCCAAGTCCAATGGCATTAAAGCATCGCGTGGGTTACCATTCGTTAGTATAGTCTTACCAGGTCTAACCTCAAACTTTACACCTCTAGGTAATCTGGTTGCGTCAGCAGCCATCATAGGGGTGGTTGTTAGGGCGAGAGAGTCAATTCTTGCTCTCATTTCAGCATCTAGTGCTTTCTGGGGGTTGTATCCTTTTTCACATACACCTCTACCCCAGAACTTGTTAGGAACGATGTCGTGCTGGTAACTGATGAAAGGTCTATCTTCCATCATGAAGGCATTTTCTTCAGCTCTTAGAATATATGAATCATTAACGATAGTAACTACCGCTTCAACTAACTCATCTTTCTGTGTGTACTCGAAGTCGTCTTGGTCTTTAGACTTTGTTAAGAATCTCTTAGGAACTAAGCCCCAATACTCGGTAATCTTAACCGAATCACTCTCATCAGCTAGTTTAGTCTCAGGGTCGAAGCCAAAGCGTATAGTATCATAATCACCATCAAGGGGAACGTCAAGATAAATGCCAGACTTAATACCGTCAACAACATGATACCTTGGCTTAATGACTTCATGCGCAACGCCCAGCGCTTCATTGATAGAATTAGCGGATGGGTCAATTAAGAACTCCTTAGGAGAGATAGGTTCAATCTTTACATCAATAGAAGGTCGTTCAATTAACTGACGAGTAGTAGTTAACGTACCATCAACAGGTACTTCAGAAGGAGTTCTCTCTACAGATTGCTCAACGACAATCTTACCGATACCAGTACCATAAATAGCACCATTTAAGAATATCTCGCAGATAGCGTCTTTAGCACCAGTCTTTTCAAGGTCTTCTTGTAATAAGTTTCTTACATATTCAGCATCTGACTTGTCTTGGTCCAACATATCGTCTTGAATGTCAAACCACTTGCCACGTCCGAACGTAGCTTCTTCTAATTCAGCAACTGATGACTCAACTGCTTGTTGTAAAGCAGGAGAAATGATTCTAGACTTCTCAGATTCTCTAGTTCTGTCCGATTGTAGCCAAATACCACGCCAAAGACGGTAATACTCATCCCATTGAGTAACATAGTTAGTATCTCTATGATTTCTCCATCCTTCTAGTCTATATGTAAGCCATGAAGCTAGAGCCTTGTACTGAGTGTCTTTGTTATCGAACATAAGTGTTTGATTTCTCTAGGAATTTAGGCGTAATATATCATAAAGTAAACGATAAAGGAAGTTAAATCCGTCAATAACCTGAAATGAGGTCAACTGGCTCCCAGTCATCGTCTAAATCAATAGAGTGTGCAAAGTCTGATACAGATACCTGGTCTATATAGGACAAGGCATCCAGCAAGTCATCGTGTGATAGACGTGAAGGGAAGTCTAGCATCTGTGAAATGAAGAATCTCCAGTCTTTATCCTCATTAAAGGTGATTTGTTGGTGTTCCATACGTCCTTGGAGCGACCAAGTGATGCGTTCTGACTTCTTTTTACCACCATGGCGTAACTCAGAGATGTGAACAAAGCGATTACTCAGTCTCATCTCATCTTCTAGGTAAGGCATGATAG